AGGAGCCTTTAACATGAAACAACAAATCTTTTCAATCTACGATGAAAAATCGGAAGCTTATAACACACCTTTCTTTCAAAATCATATTAACCAAGCGATCAGGTCATTCAGTGATCTATCTAAAGATCCAAAAACTACGATTAGCCGTCACCCTCAAGACTTTAGTCTTTATCATATCGGTGAGTATGATGATGTTAACAGCAGTATTCAATCTTTCAACGAACCAAAATTTCTGGCGAGAGCTACAGAATTTAATAATACAATAACTCCAACGGAGGTAGGTGCAAATGAAAATCTTAACCAAGTTCAGTCACAAAGATAGAGTTAGACCAAAAACAGATTTCACAATAAAAAAGGATGATAAAGGAAATGTATTAAATAAGAAAAGTGTTTCCTTAACAATTCAAAGTGAAAGAGAAAATGTAAATATAAATAATATTGTAGCCAAAGCAAAAAAAACGGGAGTCCTAGGATCAGGACTCCCAGCTCAACGTAAAGAAAGATATGGAGACTTTAGTAGTTCAGAAGACTTCCTATCACAACAAAATAAGATTGTTGAATTTAAAACAATGTTTGATAACTTACCATCAGATGTAAGAAATAGATTCAATAACAATCCAGCACAATTATTGGATTTCGTAGCAGATCCAGAAAATAAAGAAGAAGCAATAGAGTTAGGATTATTGCCAAAACCAGAGATAACAAAACAGATAATTGAAGAAGACGGAAAATACTTTCAAATCTTATTAAAAGATGGTGTCGAAGTAGAAAGAGCACCAACTCAAACTCCTCCGCCAACGGAAACGGTAACGGCTCCGACCGAACCTACTCCTGAGGCGTGAGGACCTAGTACACTAACTTCCTTGTTGTAAGTGTACTAGGTGACACCAAAAGGTGTCAAAAAAGGAGCCAAAAATGAAAGATAAAATAACAAAACAAGAGATTGAAGAACAGTTAGAGGTATTGGATGATTATATTTTTCTATTAGAAGAAAAAGTACAATATTTAAAGGAATATAAGTTAATATTAATAAAAGAATCAACGGATAATATAACAGAACAGCAGAATGTAATTAAAACAGGGAGATTTTAATATGAAAATGAATTCAGTAATGAAACATAACTTTTCAGAAGTACCAAAAGCAAATATTCAAAGATCAGTTTTTAATAGATCACATGGATATAAAACTATGTTTGATGGAGGAAAGTTAGTTCCTTATATCATAGATGAGGTACTCCCTGGAGATACTTACAATGTAAAAGCAACATTATTCTTACGTATGGCAAACGCGTTACAAGTACCAATCATGGACAATATGTATATGGATACATTCTATTTCTTTGTACCAACAAGAATTATCTGGGATAATTTTCAAAAATTCATGGGAGAACAAGATAGCCCTGGCGATTCAACAGATTTCACAGTACCAGTACAAGAAGCACCAGTTGGAACAGGATACATAGCAGAATCATTAGCAGATTATTTTGCTATACCTACAGATATACCAGAGTTAGAAGTTAATACACTACCTTTCAGAGCCTATAATCTATGCTATCAGGAATGGTTTCGCGATGAGAACCTACAAGATGCAGTGGTTCTAGATAAAGATGACGGGCCAGATGATCCAGCAGATTATACCGTCCTTACAAGAGGAAAAAGACATGATTATTTTACATCATGTTTACCATTTCCACAAAAAGGAGACGCAGTACCACTACCTCTTGCAGGAGATGCACCAATAACAGGTATAGGTGCTTCAACACAAAATTATGCAGATGGACCAGTAGCAACAATTTACGAAACTGGTGGAGGTGCAACAACTTCATACACAAATGCTTTCTTATTCAGAACAACAGGTGATAATAAATATGTAGAGGAAGATCCATCAAATGCAGGATATCCAAATATTTATGCAAATCTTGCAGCAGCTCAAGGACCAAATATCAATGAGTTAAGAGAAGCCTTCCAGCTTCAAATTCTCTTGGAAAGAGACGCAAGAGGAGGAACTAGATATACAGAGATTATAAGATCACATTTCAATGTAACATCACCAGATGGAAGATTACAAAGACCAGAATTCTTAGGAGGAAATAGTACTCCTATTATGGTTAATCCAGTACAACAAACAGGTGAAACAGGAACAACACCACAAGGTAATTTAGCAGCATATGCAACTGCTGCAAGCGGAAATGAAGGATTTACTAAAAGTTTCACAGAACATGGTTATATTATAGGAATAGTTAACGTAAGAACAGATCTCACATATCAACAAGGTTTAGACCGTATGTGGAGTAGATCAACAAAATATGATTTCTATTGGCCAGCTCTAGCACATTTAGGTGAGCAGGAAGTCCTAAACAAAGAAATCTACGCACAAAATGATGCCAATGACGATTTAGTCTTTGGTTATCAGGAAAGATTTGCAGAGTACAGATATAAACAATCACATATTACAGGAAAATTAAGATCAACATACACAACACCGTTAGACTATTGGCATCTATCGGAAGAATTCTCAAGTTTACCAACACTGTCAGCAACATTCATAGAGAGTCCAGCAGGTTCAGTAATAGATAGGATATCAGCAGTACCAGCAGAACCACAGTTCGTATTCGACTCATTCATTAACATGAAGACAGTTAGACCAATGCCTACATATGGAGTTCCAGGCTTAATAGATCATTTCTAAACTTTCTGACTGGTCAGAAAGTACACGACGGAGGAGTGGCTCAACATGGAAACAACACTTATAGATTTAATACAGTCAGTGGTTATATCCGTATTATCACTTATAGCTTTTTTAAAAAAAGGAAAATAGCATGAGTCTATTTAACACGCTTATAAAAGGAGGCTTAGGCTTAGCCTCTTCAGCTTATAGTGCTTCAAGGTCAAGGAGAGGTCAAGAAGAGGCAAACGCTCAGAATATAGATCTATTTGAAAGAAATTTAGCCTTTCAAAGAGAAGTAGCACAAAATAAAGTACAATGGTACGCAAACGATCTGGAGAAAGCTGGATTTAATAGGTTATTAGCAGCAGGAGTTAATCCAGGAGGCGCTCCAGGAGGTATGACAAAAGTAGAGAGTAAAGAAAAGCACGCTACAGAAATGGGTATAGCAACCGCTAGGTTAATGGCAGATACAGTTCTAGCAATGGAAAAAGCAAAAACTGAAAAAACGCAACAAGCAGTTAATTTAGCAAATGCATCAGGATATGTTCAAATACCAGGATTCTTTAGAAGTCCAACTAATAGAGTGGCTCAATTCTTTAAAGGAGCATATACAGCAAAAGCACAAGCAAAAAGGATGTATAATATAAAATCAAAAAATAAAATAGTTAAACATTTAAGTAAGCAAGCAAAACAGATGTCACATCAAAAGGGATCCAAGGGTCAATTACCTTGGTACGATGTAATATCATAGGAGATAGCAATGTATAGAAAACGTATGCAAAAACGCAAAGATAAGAGAGTATTCTCAAGGACAGCAGGTTCAACTCATAAAAAAAACCGTACAAGAAATAACAAAAGAGGCGGATTTAGGTTATAAAAATGCCATGTTATTATCCAATAACAGCTTGGCAGTCCAGGCACAAAAGGCCCAGTACAGGAAAATCAATAATATTGTTCAAGCAACCACAAACAAAGAACAATTTCGAAACAATCACTGTGCCGTGCAACAAATGTATAGGATGCAGACTCGAAAGGTCGAGACAATGGGCAATTCGTGCTGTACACGAAGCCCAACTGCACAAAGACAACGTATTCATAACTCTAACATTCTCTGATGAGAACCTACCAGCAAATAAGTCATTAATAAAATCAGACTTTCAAAAATTCATAAAAAGATTAAGAAAAAAATTCAAAGGCAAGAAAATACTATACTTACATGTAGGTGAATACGGAGAAGTAACAAATAGACCACATCACCATGCAATACTATTCGGTATAGATTTCCCTGATAAAAAGTATTTAAGGAAATCAAAAGATGGTCATAAAATATATACATCAAAAATATTAGAATCATTATGGTCAGTAACTGATAAAAAAAGCCCTTATTATAAAAGGGCTCTAGGGATCCATGAGATTGGCGCTGTAACATTTGAGAGCGCTGCATATATAGCCAGATATTGCTGTAAAAAGCAAAATGAAAAACAACCTTATATGCTAAAAAGTAAATATTTAAGTGACGGAAGATTAAAAGAATATAATTCTATGTCATTAAAACCAGCAATAGCCAAGAAATGGTTAGAAAAATATCAACATACAGATGTATTTAATACAGATACAGTTACAATAAGAGGTGGAGCTAAATGTAGACCACCAAAATACTATTCAAATCAATATCAGTTGACCAATCCTAAGGAATTTGAGATAATTCAACTTAACAGGAAAGAAAAAGCAAAAAATAATCCAGATAATACTCAAGAAAGACTGGATGTAAGACGTAAAATAAAAGAACAAAAATTCAAACAATTAAAAAGGAGCCTTTAACATGAAACAACAAATCTTTTCAATCTACGATGAAAAATCGGAAGCTTATAACACACCTTTCTTTCAAAATCATATTAACCAATCGATCGTGACTGGGAAAC